ATAGGTCACCGAGCCACGCGCGCCGATGTACGGCGGCACGACAAACAGAGTGCACGCCTTGATGCTGCCGTCTCCGTGCGTGCTGATGTCTGCGCCTGTTCTTGCATGGCGGCATCTCTCGTATTGCCATTTGACATACGCACCAGTTTCATCGCGCACGCGGATGCAATCCTGTTCGGGTGCAACACCTTGCGGAAGGCGCAGGCGGATACCGAACGGCAGATTGACCGCAGGCGTGCTTAGGCGGTGACAAAGGATCGCGGTAAACGTGCGCACGTCGCCAACCGCGAGATTTTCGACAGCGCGGACGATGCCGGGGAGCGTAAATTCTGACAAGCCAGCCGCCCCCACCACCGCAGCGGCGTTATCCGGTCGCGACGTACCAATCCGCACCTCCGTCCCGTCCGACAGCCGGTAGCCGTACAGATGGTCGTCGTCGTCGTTCACCAGCAGTTGAATGTCTCGTACGATCCTGGGCATTTCACACACTCCCTTGCGGCAATCCGTAACCGCTGAATTGAGAAATCATGTCGTCAAGGGTTGCGCCCGTGGCTTTCGACACTGCGCCCACGGCCTTGGCACCTTCCGCTGCGACAGCGGCGTCCTGCATCTGCTGCTGTTGCTGCTGCCGCTGATCGCGCAGAGCCGCCACGTCCTCGTCCGGCACGACGATGGCCGGGTCGATGCCCAGGCCATCGAACACGCGGTCCACCGCCTCGTCCAGATTGACCTTATCCACCACGTCCGGCTTCAGTGCGGCGGCAGCGCCGAGGAATTCCAGACCGCGGTTCATCGCACTGGACGCGACCGCACGCTGTGCCTGGGCGAGCACGCCGATGAACTCAGGCTCAACACGCTGGCCCTCGCGCTGCAATTCCTTCGGAATCTCAAGCTGCCCGCCCGGCTTGAAGAAGCCGGCCTCCTCGATCAGATCGAAGAGCAGGTCGATCACCTGGCTGTCCTTCTCCTGCTGCAGGTTCTCGGCTACCGGGCCGAGCATGAGCAGCTTTTCTTCTTGGCGAAGCGCGATCTCCGTCGCCGTCATGCCGGTGTGGTCGATGTTCGCCAGCATCAGGAAGAGATCGGTGAACATCGTCTCGCGGATGCTCGAACGCAAGTCCTGGATGTCGCCGAGGAGTTCAGGCAGGCCGAGATCGACGTTGAAGGCCGAGCGGATTTCCTCGCCCTTCTGCATGTTCACGTAGTTCTTGCCGCCCGGGAGCAGGTCCAGCGTGTCGTTCTTCATGCGCGCGGGGATCGCCAGCGGCGGCTTCGTCCGGTAGTCGATCACCTGGCCGCGGCGCTTGGCGTAGAACTGCAGTTGCTTGGCGTCGCCGAGAGCCAGCATCGCCGGACTGTTGCCGTAGATGTCGCCGCCCGCCTTGTCCCAGCGGGCAACGTAGCCAGGGAAGCGCTTGAAGCCAGAATCACGCAGCACCTTGCCCTTCTCACAGCCGTATTCAAAATACGTGCTGCGGAAGGCCATGTTGCGTGCGTCACTCTTGCCCGCGTCGCGATCCTCGCGCGGTTCTATCACATGCACCACGGTGCGCCACTGGTCATGCCCCTTGCCGGTGTCCCACAGATTCTTCACCGACATGCTCACGTTCTCAACGCCGAAGGTCTTGACGATGTTCGCGATCGTCATGTCCCATTTGCGATAGAGCACATCGGGCTTTCCGTTCGGCCCGACGCCGATCGAATACTCGCCGATGGTGAGGTGGTGGAAGCGGGCGAAGCTGTCGAAGTCCGGGACAATGATGCCGGCCGTCGTACCGAACACGCCGGCTTCGAGGTAGTCCTGCTGGAACGCGCTGTACGCGCCACTCTTCGAGAGGATCGCCAGCATCAGCCGCGTGACGCCGGCGAGCCACTGCTTCACGGGGTGGTAGTCGGCGAGATCGGTGTCGGCCAGGCCCAGCTTGAACCACGGGCGGGCCGGAGAGGTACTGCCGCCTTGGAAGCCCGCGGCGAGCGTGCGCGCGGCGACAGCCGGCGTCGCGTCGTTGATGTACTGATGGACCTTGCGCCCTTGGTTGCGGTCCGTCTCCAGAAACCGGCCATAGCGCGGCGCGAAGTGGCGCGACAGATCACGGAACTGCTCGATCCAGGTAGAGCGTTCCGTCTCCAGCGCGCCCAAGCGCGCCGTCATCTGGTCAATCAGTTTCTGGTCGAGTTGCATCAGGAACCCAGCAGCACGTTGCGGCCGAGGGCGCCTGCCGTCGGGTCAGCCCCGCCAGGCGACGTGAGCGTGGTCGAGCCCATGGCGTTTTTCTGGTTGCGGCGCATCGCGCTGTTGTAGTCCGCCGAGCGTGCTTCTTGCTGCGCGGGCGGCGCCTTCGGCATCACGATCTGCGGCGTCTTCGGCGCGCTGAAGCCCAGGACTTTGCCCACTGACTTGAATACGCTACCCATTGTCCAGCCCTCCGGCCTAGATGTTCGCGAACGGATCATATTCGCGCTCGGTGCGCGATACGGACACGCCCATGTGCTCGAACACCTCGCGCTTGATGTCCCGTTTCTGGACAGGCATCGCGAACGTGGTCGCGAGGCTGTCGGCCTTGTCGGGGCTGGCGCCGCCCTGCAGCCGTTTCTTGATGTCGTCCTTGCTCTCGATCTGAATCTTGTTGCTGACCGTGTAGCTGTACGTCGGCGTAGCCAGTTCCTGCTTCAGTTCCATGTCGTCCGGGATCGCGCCGCCCGCCCTGATCCAGTCGGCCATCCCCCACCACACCTCGGACCGCTTGTTCAGGAAACGCGGGTCGGCCGCGCCGGCCCCGAAATTCACCTCGTGCACGGTGTGGCCCAACTGGATCAGCCTGTCGATCACGCCAGCGCCGCCGCCCACATCGACGAAGGTCGCATCGGCTTCCCACAGGTCGATTTCGTGGGCCAGCTTGTCGGCCAACTGCATGTTGTTCAGCCCGCGGTGTGCGGTCATCTTGAGCACGACCAGCCCCTGCCGGCGGGTGATCACGCTGCGGTCACCCCCAAAGCGCGCCGGGTCGCAGCCCAGGATACGCGGCGCATAGCTGTAATCCTCCTCGCGGTAGTGGCGGCGCGCCGCGTCCTCCGCTTCCAGCAGGCTCAGCACCTGATCGTCGCCGGCCGCGGTGAAGTCGCACAGATACTCGCGCGCGAAGGCCTGCTCGGTCATGTCGGCGCGCAGACGTTCCACTTCCTCCTCCGCGATGGCCTGCGTGTCGTAGACCGTGTATTTCGCCGCGGTCCAGCCAGGTGAGCCCGACAACGCCTTGTAGAACAGTTGGCTGAAGAGGTTCACGCCCTTCGGTGTGCCGATGAACAGCGCCCAGCCCATGCGGTCGGACAGCGTCGGTTGCAGGATTTCGTCCCACACCTCCGGCTTGATCTGCGCCACCTCATCGAGCACCACGCCATCCAAGCGCACGCCGCGCATGGCGTCCGGGTTGTCGGCGCCGAACACGCGGATTACCGCGCCGTTGAAGGGCAGCGTCACCGTCAGTTCGGACTCGTTGATCGAGGCCAGGGCCGCGGCGCGCAGCGGCTCAACGATCTGCTTCAGTCGCGCCCAAGCAATCGTCTTGGCCTGCTTCAGGAAAGGCGCCACGTAGAAGTAAGTCGGCATCGTGAGCCGGCACGTCATCGCGTTTTCGAGCAGTTCGCGCAGCGCAAGCTCCGTATTGTGTGTCGGGATGTAGGACGCGGTGCACAGGTACAGGCTATTCGGGCTGTCCACGGTGATACAGCGCACCGGGCGGGTTTCTACCTCTTTTACCGAAACAATGAATCTATTCCTGGAAAACGAATTATTTTTCGGTTCCGAAAAACGTTCGGCCTTTCTAGACAACCTGAACGGATTAAAGAGCGGTGTGAAATTTACGCGGTAATACGTTTTCCCTTTTATTACCTTCTCACTCATGCCAGGTTTGTGTCCTAAACTGCTCAGCAATTGAAATACTTGGCTAGAGAGTCTTTGATTAACGAGTGTTATTTCACATTTCCTACCGCACTTCGAAATACTCCCGTCCGTATCCATTAGGCCCTGCAGCAAAGCTATGCGCTGTTCTTTGCTGGC